TCCGATCTCCCGCGACGGCAAGGTGCTGCAGGTGCCAGTCGGCGCCGAGGCATGGGACGCCAGCGCACCCACGCCGGACGGCGGCATCGGCTCGACCCTCTACCGGCGCGAGTTCATCGCGGTAGGCGACGACGTGTTCGAAATCTACCTGCACGGAGAGCCGCCGGACCCCAACGAGGTGGCGCTGCTGCTCGGTCGGGCACACCTGATGCCCGTCGGCCGCATGGAACTGACCCGGTGAACAAGCCGACCTCATTCAACCCGGAACTCGCCGAGCGGGTGTGCGCGCGCATCGCCCAAGGCGACAGCGTCCGGAAAGCCTGCCGCGGCGACGGCTATCCCCATTGGCGCACCTTCATGCGCTGGCTGGCCTCGCAAGACCCGGAGCCGGAGGAAGGGAGGCCGAAAACCGTGGGGCCGTATGAGGCGCTGCGCCAGCACTACGCGCGCGCACGCGAGATTCGCGCCGATGCCCGCTTCGAGCGGATCGACAACGTCGTGGCCGACATGCGCCGCGGCAAGGTCAACGACCGGCAGGCCCGGGTCGAAATCGACGCCCTGAAATGGCAGGCCGGCAAGGAGAATGCCCGCCGCTACGGCGAGGCCGTGACCCTGCGCGGGGACAAGGACAACCCGGTGGAGGTCAACCGCCAGGCGCGCGACCTGACCGACGCCGAGCTCATGGCGATCGCGCGGGGAGGGATCCGTGCCGCTGAATGACCTGACCCCGGCCCAAGCGTCGACCGAGTTGCTGCGCCGCAACCGCGCGCGCACCTCGCTGCTCGCCTTCGCCCTGGCCGTGGCCATCCCCGGCGCCCCGGTGAGCGAGGACGACGACGACTGGGTCTGCGAGCCGGCCGAAACCCTGCCGCTCGCCCAGCACCACGCGATGATCCTCGACGCGGTGCAGCGCTGCCTCGAAACCCCGATGGGCCGGCTGATGCTGTTCTTCCCGCCCGGCTCGGCGAAGTCGACCTATGCCGCGGTGCTGGCGCCGGCGTGGGCGATGGGCCGGTGGGACGGCTTCAAGGTGGTGTCCACCAGCTACGCCGCGAAGCCAGCGTATCGGTCTTCGAAACGCACCCGCGCCATCTGCGGCAGCCCGGAATACGCCGCCATCTGGCCCGAGCGCACCACGATCATGGCCGGCTCGGCCGCGGTCGACGAGTGGAGCCTGACCAACGATTCCACGCTGCTCGCCTCGGGCATCCTCGGCGCGGTCACCTCGGCGCGTGCGGACGCGGTCATCATCGACGACCCGGTCGCCGGCCGCCTCGAAGCCGACAGCCCGACGACCCAGAAGAGCACCCGCGACGCCTACGACGACGACCTGCTCACCCGCCTCAAGCCGGGCGGGTCGGTGATCCTGATCCAGACGCGCTGGAACCCGAACGACCTCGCCGGCTCGATCCTGCCCGAGGGCTGGAACGGCGAATCGGGGATGATTCCGTGCCGCGACGGCCAGGTGTGGGAAGTGCTGTGCGTGCCGGCGCAGGCTGACCGCGAAGACGACCCGCTTGGCCGCGAGAAGGGCGAATTCCTCTGGCCGGAGTATTTCCCGCCGGAGCACTGGGCGCCGCACCAAGCCAACGCGCGCAAGTGGGCGAGCCTGTACCAGCAGAAGCCGCGCGCCGAGTCGGGCAATCAATTCGAGCGCGACTGGTTCCAGTGGTACAACCCGGACCTGCCGCATGGCGACCCGGGCGGCCTGCCCGAGGATCTGCGCTACTACGGCGCCAGCGACTACGCGGTCACCGAGAAAGACCTCGAAAAGAAGGACGAGCCCGACTACACCGAGCACGGCATCGCCGGCGTGGAGAGCGTCAAGGGCTTGAAGCACCTGTGGCTCGTCGACTGGTATTTCGATCAGGTCGAGCTCGACAAGAGCGTCAAGGCGCAGCTGGCGATGGTGCGCCAGCACCAGCCCGAGCGATGGTTCGGCGAGAAGGGCGCGCAGGAGAACTCCGTGCGCCCGGTGCGCCGCCTGCTGTCCCGCGAGCGCGACACCTTCGCGTCCTACGAGTACCTGCCGCACATCGGAGACAAGGTGGCCAAGGCGCAGGCGTTTCGCGCGATGGCCAGCGAGGGCCGCATCCACGTGCCGATCAATCGGCCTTGGGCGAAGCGCCTCGTCGACCAGCTTGTGAACTTCCCCAAGGCCCGCTTCGACGACGGCGTCGACGTGTGCGGGCTGCTGGGCCGCGGCATCGACGACACGCGCGTGGCCGAACGGCCGAGCGTGATGCAACGCACCGGCCCGAAACCCTTCACCCGCCCGTGGCTCGAAGCCGCGGACCGCCGCCGCGCCCTCGAAGACGCAGAACGCAGGAAACACTACCGATGAGCACCGTGAACCCGTTGGCCCCGGCCGCCGATTCCGCGTTCGACGTCGCCGCGCAGCTGGAAGCGCAGCAAGCCGCCCAGGCGCAGGCCATCCTCGATGAGGAAGAAGAGGTCGGCCGCTGGCTCAAGAAGATCGAGGACGCCCGCGAATTCGACAAGAGCGCCCGCGTGCAGTACGCGATCGACCGCACCTACGTCGGAGGCGAGGCCGGCCGCGGCAACTTCGACGTGACGGTGAACATCGCCGGCACCTACGTCGACATCCTCGTGGCGTTCCTGTACGCCCGCGACCCGGCGGCGGACGTGCTGCCCGCCGATTCGTGCGGCCCCTCGCGGCTGGAAATGGCGCGCCTGCTCGGCAAGACCATGGAAATCGTGGTCGCCAAGACGTGGAAGAAGGCCAAGCTCAAGGCCGCCGCGCGCCCGATGGTGCGCTCTTCGTTGAGCGTGGCCATCGGCTGGATGAAGGCCGCGTGGCACGAACGCACCGGGAGCGACCCGACGACCGCGACCAAGATCGCCGACCTGCAGGACAACCTGGCCCGCCTCCAAGCCGCCCAGACCGAACTGGCCAGCGGCGAGGCCGAAGACCCGGACGTGCTGCGCATCAGCATCGAAGCGCAGATCGAAGCCCTGCAGGCCAACGTCGAAAAGGTGGTGTCGCGCGGGCTGGTGATCGACTACGTGTCAGCCGAGGACGTGCAGATTGCCCCCGAGTGCGCGCGCCTTGAGAACTACCTCGACGCGCCTTGGATCGCGCACCGCACGTTCATGCCGCTGGACGATGCGAAGGCCGCCTACCCGGCGATCGCCGAACTGCTCAAGAGCGCGAACCTCTACCAGCAGGTGAAGCCGCGCGACCCGGCCGAGAAAACCGAGGCCGGCGGCCTGTCGAACGCCACCGCCGAGGACGCGGACAGCTTCCGCAGCGGCGAATCGCTGAATTCGAAGGGCACGCTGGGGCCGCAGCACGTGTGCGTGTGGGAAGTGCAGCACCGCGACTCGAACTGCATCTACACCCTGATAGAAGGCGTGAAGCGCTGGGCCCGCCCGCCCGCCGCGCCGCGCCCGGCCACGACGCGCTTCTATTCGCTGTTCCAGTGGGCTCCGCTGCAGGTCGATGGGAAGCGGCACCCCGAGTCGCTGCCCAAGCGGTCGGTCGAATTGCTCGACGAGTACAACCGCGTGCGCTCGAACAAGCGCGAGCACCGCCGGCGCGCCATCCCGAAGCTCGGTTTCAACAAGCGCGCGGTCGACGCCGAGCAGGCACGCAAGCTCGAGGCCGGCGCGATCGGCGAAATGGTCGGGCTGGACGTCATGGGCGACGACCCGAAGAACGTGGTCTGGCCCATCCAGTACAACAACATCGACCCCGCGCTGTACGACACGAGCGAAATCCGCGCCGAGCTCGAAATGATCTGGGGGATTCAAGAAGCCCTGTCGTCGTCGATCCACACCGCCAAGACCCTCGGCGAGGCGGAAATCCAGCAGACCGGCACCGAAGCGCGGCAGGGGTTCAAGCGCGATTCGATGGAGGAAATGTTCACCGACCTGGCGCAGTACACGGCCGAAATCGCGCTGCAGGAATACACCGACGAGGACGTGCGCACGCTCGCCGGGCCCGAGGCGTTCTGGCCGGGGACCGAAGACCAGAAGCTGGGCGTGGAAGACCTCGAAACCCTGGTCAACGTCGACATCCGCGCCGGCTCGTCGGGCAAGCCCAACACCAGCCTGCGTCAGCAGCAATGGTCGCAGCTGATCGGGCCGCTCAAGGAGGCGATCCAGTACCTCGCCCAACTCCGCATGTCCTCGCCGCTCGACGTCGCCAACTGCATCGAGGAAATGGTGAAGGAAACCCTCGAACGCGCCGGCGATCGACTCGACCCCGAGCGCTTCCTGCCCAAGCAGGGCAACCCGGTGATGCTCATCGACCCGAACACCATGCAGCCGGTGCTCGCGTACCCGGCACCGAACCAGCCTGCGCCGCCGCCTGCCGCTGCTGGCCCGCCCGTGCCAGGCGCCCCCAATCCGTCGACCGGAGGCGCAATGCCGCCCGGTCCCGCCGCACCCATCCCCCAGAACAGCCCGGAGGCTGTCGCCCCATGAACATCCGCATCGACCCGAACGACCCGCCTGCGGGCGGCGACACCCCGAACCCCGCGGATGCCGCGGCCAACGCTGGCGCCGATGCCGGCAAGGACGGCGGCGCCGCGCCCTTCGTCGAAACCCCTGCCGCAGATCCCGACGCAGCCGCACTCGCCGCCTTCGAGAAGGGCATCGAGTCGACGAAGGGCGAGGCACCTGCCGCCGACGAGCCCGCTGCAGGGAAGGACGGCGCCAAGCCCGGCGACGAAGGCAAGACGCCCGAGGAAATCACGGCCGAGGCCGAAGCCGCGAAGGGCAAGGACGGCAAGCCCGCCGGCGAAGCGGCGAAACCCGCGGAAGGCGAGGGTGAAAAACCCAAGCCCGACGAAAAGGTCGAGGCCGAAATCAAGGAACTCGGCCTCAAGGAACGCGCGGCAGAGCGCTTCCGCGAGCTCACCTCGCGCGTGGCGGAAATGGAGCCGCTGCGCGCACGCGCCGCACGCGCCGACGAGTGGGAACAGACGGTGCTGTCCACAGGCGCCAGCCCCGAGCAATTCGGCTCCGCGCTGTCGTACCTGCGCGACATCAATTCGGGCGACCCGGCCCGGATGCTGTCCGGCTACAACGCCGCGCTCGCCGAGGTGCAGGCGCTGGGCCAGGCGCTCGGCTTGCCCACGCCCGGCGGCCCGGACCCGCTCGAAACGCACGCTGACCTCAAGAAGCTGGTCGACGAGCAGGACATCACGCGGGAGGCTGCTCTCGAAATCGCGCGCTCGCGCCAGACCGAGAAGCTGCGCAAGGCCGCGGACGACACCCGTGCCAACGCCGGCCAGCAGGAGGCCGCCGTCAACGCTGCGCTGCAGAGGGTGACCGCGCTGGGCTCCCAGCTGCGCGCCGCGGACCCGACCGGCTTCGACGCCAAATTCAAGATCGCCTCGCCCATGATCGCGCGCATCCAGAAGACGCTGCCGCCCGACCAGTGGGTCGACGCGATCAAGGAACACTGGGACGCGCTGCCGGTGCTGCCGGTCGCGCAGGCGAAGCCGGCGGTGAGCACGCAGCCCCTGCGGCCGACCGGCGCGAGCGCGGGCCAGGTGCGCAAGCCGAAGAACGACGTGGAAGCGTTCGAGCTCGGTGTCGCGACCGCGAAGGCGAGCGGCCAGTAGTCCGTTGACGGCTCCCGCGGTTGCGCGATAGTCGCCCGCAGCAGGTTGGAGAAGAGGTCTATCTCGTCGGGCTCATAACCCGAAGATCGTCGGTTCGAATCCGTCACCTGCATCCACAAGGGCGTAGCTCAACGGCAGAGCAGCGGACTCCAAATCCGCCGGTTGTGGGTTCGAGTCCTTCCGTCCTTGCCAGTCGCGTGAAGAGGAAGCCCCGGGGGCCAGACACCCGGGGTTTTCTTTTTCGCAAAGTCCGTTGACAACTCGCGCGCACGCATGATTATGGCCGCGCTGGCTCACGCCACACCGCGTAATGCTGATAGCCGGATTCGCACCCGGTAGCGCTGCAAGAGGCGTCGCGCCCCTCGAACGCGGAAAGAAAGCCGTTTCGGCCCCTTTCCTATTCGAGGTGCACCATGCCCGTCACCCAGGCGCAACTGCTCGCAGGCGCGAGCTACCAGCTGGAAAGCTACGCTTCCGGCGACCCGATCGACCAGTTCAGCACCGACCGCCCGTTCGCTCGTTGGCTCATCGCCAACAAGGAAGACTCTGTCTTCGGCAACGGCATCTACAACGAGAAGGTGCGGTTCACCAACGACTCGAACTACCAGAACTACACCGGCGACGACGAAGTCGACTACAACCGCAAGGACACGGTGAAGCTGGCCAAGTTCCAGCACTACGAAGCGCACGACGGCTTCGCGCTGAACGAAACCGAGCTCGCGAACAACGGCGTCATCATCACCGACGACAAGAACGCGGTGCTGGCCGAAGCCGAGAAGATCCAGATCGTCAACAAGCTCAAGGAAGGCTACGCCACCCTCAAGGATGGCTTCCAAGAGAACTGGGACATCGAAATGCTGCTCGACGGCCAGCAGAGCACGAAGGCGTGCCCGGGCCTCGACCTGCTCGTTTCGACGACCCCGGCGGTCGGCGTCATTGGCGGCCTCGACGCGTCGCTGTTCCCGTGGTGGCGCAACAACGTCAACCTGGCCATTCCCTCGGCCGCGACCGACGCGAACTACACCGCGTTCCTCGCCGAGCTCGAGGAATCGTGGCGCGCCTGCATGACCTACGGCGGCACCTCGCCCGACTACATCATGTGCGGCGCTGCGTTCCTCGACTACTTCCGCGCGGCCGCGCGCTCGCAGGTGACGATCAACGTCAGCAGCGGCAGCAACGGCGTCAGCATCGACCCGGCCACGAACGAACTGTCCTTCCACGGCGTCAAGCTCGTGTGGAACCCGACGTTCGAGAAGCTCGACACGATGCTCGGCGCGATCACCTACCCGTGGACGAAGCGCTGCTACTTCCTCAACAAGAAGCACTACCGCATGCGCCCGTTCAAGGGCCGGTGGATGCAGCAGCGCCAGCCCGAGCGCGTCTACAACCGCTACACGCACTTCTTCGCGACCACCTCGGACTACGGGTGCACGCTCAAGAAGCGCAATTCGATGGCGGTGCTCTCGATCGCCTGATCCGTCCCCCATGCCGGGCCCACACGGCCCGGTTTCAGGAGTGCAACCATGCAACAGTTGAAGATCGCGGCGGACGTGACCACGGTGAACAAAGGCGCCGGCGTCGCTCTCGACCGCACCCCGCTGCTCGGTGGCCAGGGCCGCGAAGCCCGCTACCGCGTCCCCGACCTGCCCCTGACCTCCACGGTGAAGCTGCAGGGTGCGCCGCTGCTCAACGGCGCTATCCCCGGCGCGGCCGACGCCAGCTGGGCCGACCTGCTGACGCTCACGTCGGCTTCGGACAAGGAAGGGCTCATCAGCGACCTGCCCGAGTGCATTCGCTACAGCACGACCGTGCTCGACGCGGATGGTCCGGTGGTCGCCATCTACTTGGAGGGCACCCCGTGACCGCACCGACCGAAGATCCCAGCAAGGGCAACGAGAACGCGGGCGCAGGCGCCGGCGACCAGGTGCCGGACGCCAATCCGGCGACGCCGCCCGCGGCTCCGCCGACCGTGCTCATGGATGCGGCCGACGCCGGCGACGAAGCGGCCTTGAAGCTGCTGACCGTGCTCATCGACCGCGACGCGCACACGCGCATCCCGGCGAAGGTGCTCGGCTTCGAAGTGCCGATCATGCTCGAAATCTACGGCGAGGATTCCGTCTTCGTGATCGACGAGGAAGACTTCGACGCCGCGGACTTCGACGTGGAAGCGGCCTACGACAACCTGCGCAACAAGTACCGCAAGTTCGAGCCGCAACTCAAGCAGGTGTACCGCAGCCTGGGTGCGTTCGCGAAGGCGGTGGGCGTCCGCGCACCGGTCACGCCGGGCGTGAGCCCGAACCGCGACAAGCAGTCCAGCGCGAAGGTGCACAAGCCGGCGGCGAAGAAGGCTGCGGCCAAGCGCTGATCGCACCACGGTGTCGAGGCAAACCAGAGGGCCGGCGCTTGCCGGCCCTTTTTGCAGGAGAGGGCCGCAATGGCGGGACAAAGCTGGGTCGACCTCATCGAAGGGCCGGTGCACGTCTCCGTCTACGGGAACGACGGCAATGGCGACGCGCCGTTGTTGTGGGAAGGCGACCTCGACCTTGGCGATAGCCAACTGTTCTATGACGGCATGATCCTGATCGCCATCGACGTCGACGGAGCCGTTTCCCTGTCCAGTGACCGCGATCTGGAAACCAACGAATTCCCATTCCTCTTCTGGCGCGTCGAGGTTTCGCTCGACCGCTTCAACAGTCCCGACGAATTCCCGTTGCGGTACATGAGCGTCGCGTTCAACGGCGACGTCAACGAAGCCTATGGCGTGGTAAACCAAGACGCCGGCTTCGTGCAATACAGCGGCATCGACCCGGTCGAGCCCGATCCGATGGGACTCATCGCGGTGCAGGACGTGCAGCAATTCGCCGGCCTGTCCTGCCGCGTGGGAGGGCTGGGCTGATATGGAACTCATCTTCACCTTCACGCCGCAGTTCGACGAAAACGCCAACGACCCCGCGGCACCGATCGGCGTCTACAACTGCGAGTGCGAAGACGATTACCCGCGCCAGACGCTCGCGGAAATGCGCCGGCGCCTCATGGTGCGGTTGGGCTATGCCGCATTGGCCACGCCGCCGCCTGGCATGGCCGAATTGCTCGACGACTTCCTGCGCCAAGCGCAGGAACTGCTCTATCGCAAGTACGCGGTGTTCCGCACCGAACGCTTCTTCACGTGGCTCATGGAGCCCGGCGTGCGGTTCTACGACCTCGGCGACAACGCTGACGACTGCACGAAGAAGCTCGACCCGCGCAAGGTGACGTGGGTGGGCATTTCGCAGGGCGATGAACAGTGGCAGCCGATCGCATGCGGCATCGACCCGAGCCTGTATTCGACGCAGCTGACCGGCATGCCGCAGCGCTACGAAATCCGCCAGTGCATCGAGGTGTGGCCGGCGCCGTCCGACGACACCTGGCTGCTTCGAATCAAGGGCCACTTCGGCCTGCTGCAATTCACCGAGGACGAGGACTACACCACCATCGACGCCGAGGCGGTGTTCCTGCTCGCGCTGGCGAACGCGAAGGCGCACTACACGCAGCCCGACGCGAAAAACTACGTCGACCAGCTGGCCACCTACCTCGGCGACCTCGTGTCCGGCTCGCACCAGACCCGGCGCTACCTGCCGGGCGAGCGGGTGATTCCGAACCGGCCGATGCCGAAGCTCAAGGCCGGCGAATGAGCCGCGCCGTTGCCCTCTCTGCCGTCAAGGCCGGCATCACGCGCCTGCGCGAGAAGGGTGGCGCGTCGCCGGAATCGCTGTTCGACCTGCTCAACGGCTACGTTACGGCCGAACGGTCGATCAAGATTCGCCCAGGCTCGGAGCTCGACCACGAGCTACCGGACGGCACGAAGGGGTTGGTACTGTTTCGCGGCAAGTTCGTGGTGTTCGCCGACCATCCGGTCGACCCCGGCAGCGACGACTACCTGGTCGAAGTGGTCAAGTACCCCGATTCGAATGTCGTCGCCGCGCTCGACGACATTCGATTCGCGGCGCCGTTCCTTGGCTACCTGTACGTGGTAGTGCGCTGGGACGACGCGCTGATCGTGCATTACTGGCTGCAGGTCGCCGAGGTGTGGCAGCCCGACCACGTCTATTCGCTCAACGCCATGGTGACGCCGACCGTTCCCGACGGCCTCTATTACCGTGCCACGCGCCTGAACCCGCCCGGCGAATTGTGGGTTGCAGGCGCCGAGCACGACGTCGGCGACGTGGTCGAGCCGACCACCTACAACGGCTTCGAGTACGTGTGCGTCGACGCGGCGGGCGATGACCCGCATTCGGGGGCGGTGGAGCCGACGTGGATCACCGAGGAAGGCGCGTTCGTCTACGAAGACGTCGATGCCACGCCGGCGGGCGGTGGCGGCGGCACGCCCGGCGGCCCGACGCTTCCGCCTGAAATCCCCGGCCGCTACGGCAACGGGCCGAACGGCAAGACCTCGCAGTCGCAGCTATGACGACGCCCATCTGGCAAGCAGGAAAACTCTACGCGCCGGGATCGCTCGTCCAGCCGAAGACGACCGCGCCCGTCGGCCCGTTCACGCCCTTGACCAACCCAGGCTTCGAAACCGGCGACCTGACCGGCTGGCAGGTGGTGGGCGCGGTTGCGGTGAGCAGCGAGCACTTCGGTGGCTCCTACGGCGTGCACATGACCGGAAGTTCGGGTCAGGACCGGGTTATCTCCACCGACTTGAAGCCGGTCACGCCGGGAATGTCTGTGACCGGCACCGCGCAATACAAGCAAGGCGGCGCGAGCAGCGGCGAAAACATCGGCTGCGTCATCCTGTGGTGGTATGACGCTGGCCTCGCGCAGATCCCGCGCGAGGACTACGGCAACCTCGTTTCGAGCGGCAAGGGCGGCGCCTGGCACCTGTCCACGGTCAATGCGATCGCGCCGGCGGGTGCAGCCTTCGTCGCGGTCGGCGGCCTGTCCACGCGCACGAAGAGCGACGGCAGCAGCTTCGACGACTTCACGATTTCGAACCACAACGCCACCGTCACCGAAGGGCTGGTCTATCGCGCTGTGCAGCCGGAAACGGGATTCAGCGGCGGGACCGAGCCGGTCTGGCCCTCGGTCAACGGCGTGCAGGTCGTCGACAACGAGGTCATCTGGGAGGCCGTTGTCGCGACCCGGCTCACCTGGCAGGCGCGCTCGATCCTGAAATCCGGCCCCGACGAGCCCGACTGGAACGACACCGTCGGCAGCATCACCGAGGACAACAGCATTGCTTGGGTGGCGGACAACCGCAGCATCAAAGACCCGAACTGCCCGGCCAGCGACATCGTCGTCATCGGCGCGAGCAAGGTGCACGTCGGCGACGATGACATCGACCGCTATTCGGCCACGGTGAACCCGCTCGACTTCACCACGCCCGAGGACGCCGGCTATCTGCCGGTCGGCCTGCAGCAATACGGCGCGAACCCGGTCGCGGCGATGGGTCTGTATCGCAGCAACCTCGTGGTCTTCAACGCCGAAGCCTTCCAGATGTGGCAGATCGACGAAGACCCGCAGAACATGGCGCTGCTCGACGCGATCCCCATCGGATCCACCCGGCACCATGCGGTGACGCCGGTGTCGAACGACCTCTTTTTCCTGTCCTCGCAGGGCGTGCGCACCGTCGGCATCGCCGGCGCATCGACCAACCTGCAGACCGGCGACGTCGGCATGCCGATCGACACGCTGGTGCAGGCCGCGGTCGCCGCGGCCGATGCGGCCGGCGTGGAAATGATGGGTCTCTACTACCCGGCCGCTGGGCAGTACTGGCTGATTTTCCCCGATCCGGATGCCGACACCTCGCAGGTCTTCGTCTACACGATGACCAAGCTCGGGGGGGTTGGCGCGTGGTCACGCTACGTCTTCCCCTATGCGATCACCGACTGGGCAGTGAAGGGCGACGACCTGTTCCTGCGCTCTGCCAACAAGGTCTTCCGGGTCAACGATGCGCTGCTGGGCGACCGGCTGGAAGCCGAATCCGACCCGGTGCCGTTCGAAGGATTGATCCAGTGGCCGTGGCTCGATTTCGGCCAGCCCGGCGCGAACAAGATGATGATCGGCTTCGACATGGTCTGCGATGGCACGCCGATGGTGTCCTTCGGCTACGACCAGACCAACCAGGGCACGTTCACCACGCCGTTCGCGGTCCCGCCCGACACCCTGCCGGGGATGATTATCCCGATGCCGCTCACCGCGCCTTCGTACTCGGCACGGATCACCTTCGACGGCACCGAGAAGTGGCATTTCCGGGCGTTGAACATCTACCTCAACGACAACCGGCTGACCTCGTGAACGCCTTGAACGCTCCGACCCCGTGGGCACGATGACGCCATGACCGCCGCGGCCGCCAACCTGTCGATCGTGCGCGCGCCAAAGGTCCGGCTGGCGCGCCCCATCCTCGACGATTTCTGCTTCCTCGCCCGACGCATGCGCCCGGACGAGATTGCGCAGTACCTGGCGATGACCGGCGCCGATGAATTCGACAGCGACGCGGCGGCGCGCGCCATGGCCGCATCGCGTGGCGCGACATTCGTGGGCGTCGACGCCGCCAACAAGCCGATCATGGCCGGCGGTTTCGAACCACTGCGGCCGGGCGTGTTCGAACTCTGGGCAGTCGGCACGACGGAGGGCTGGGAGAAGCACTGGCGCACGATCACGCTCACCTGCAACCGGCTCATCCGCGACACCTTCGCCGGTGGTGCGCACCGCGTGCAGATCGTCGCGCTGGCCAGCCGCACGCAAGCCCACGACTGGTACGAGCGCGGCTTGAAGCTACGCCGCGAGGGCGAGCACCCGGGATTCTTCGCCGATGGTCAGGCCGGCATCACGTTCGCGCGGGTGAAGGAGGGCGGCCGTGTCCAGCCCCAGCAATAACGCGGCGAACGAAGCCAACCGGCAGGAACAGCAACGCCAGGCTGCGATTTCGCAAAGCGTCGGCGCGATCAACAACATCTTCGACGACCCGTCCCGCACGGGCCAGATCGACGATTTCTACGACGCGACGCGCCAGTACTACACAGACGACCTGAATCGGCAGAAGACCAGCACCGACCGCAACCTGAAATTCGCGATGGCGCGCAACGGCCAGACCGGCGGTTCGGTCGCGGTCGATTCCACGCGCCGCGTGGGCGAGGACTACACCCGCGGCGTGATCGAAGCCGACCGGCGCGCCCAGGCGGCGGCATCCGACCTGCGCACGCAGGACGAGCAGTCGCGCCTGAACCTGATCGCGATGGCGCAATCGGGCCTCGATGCGACCAGCGGTTCGTCGCAGGCGGTGCAGGCGATGCGCAACAACTTGGCCTCCGGCCAGTCGACCGCGACCGCCCAAGGGCTTGGCGACATGTTCAGCCAGTTCGCCGACGTGTACCGCAAGAGCCAGGACAACGCCGAAGCTCGCCGCACGCAGCAGTTCCTCTCGCAGTTCGGCTACTTCATGCCCGGGTTCGGGCAGGGTGCGCATTGAAAACCGTGATCCGCCAAGGAACGCGCGACGACATTCCCCGCATTGTCGAAATGGCGCAGCGCTTTTTCCCGACTTCGGGTTATTCGCGCATCGCACCAATGCCAGACACCCAGGCAGCCGGCCTCGCGCTCATCACCATGGATTCGGGCGTCATGCTCGTGGCCGAGGTCGACGGCGTGCTGCAGGCGATGGCCGCGCTCCACGTCGAACCCTTCATCTTCAACCCGCACGTCACCATCGCGCAGGAAATCGTGTTCTGGATCGAGCCCGAGCACCGCGGCGGGCTGCTTGCCGCGCGGATGCTGCGCGCGATCGACGAAGCCTGCCGCAAGCGTGGTGCGCAGGTGGTGCGCATGGCGACGCTGCCGTCCAGCCCAGAGGCCGCCGAGAAGCTGTTCGAACGCTCGGGTTACGCCTTGAGCGAAACCTACTTCGTGAAGGTGCTCTGACATGGCCATCGCAACCACCACCGCCGTGATGCTCGCGCTGGCTGCTGCTGCGGCTGGCACGACCTACTACAACACCCAGAAGACCGCGCAGCGCCAAGACAACCAGATGGCGGCGCAGTTGCGCCAGCAAGGCAAGCGCCAGCACGACGCCGACGCGAAGGTCAACGAGCTCATCACCAAGACCGCCGGGTCGAACCCGGACAGCGAGAAGGCCGACATCCTCGGCAAGTACATGGCGCAGATGCAGGCCACCGGCGGCAACGCCACGCAGGGGCTTGGCCAGGTCGGCGCGGTGAGCGACGCCTACACGAAGAGCGCCAACGATGCGGCGCTGGGCATCGGCGACTACGGCAAGCACGTGGCCGGCCTGCTGTCGCGAATGGACGCGCCGGGAATGCAGCGCACCGGCGAAGCGCTGGACGCGGCGCGCTTCGAGTCGGACCTCAACCGGATCAAGCGATTCTCGGCCGGCGATGACTTCCTTGCGAAGCTCAAGTTCGACCAGATCCGGCGCAACCCATACCTCGACCTCGCGTCGGGCCTCATGGGCGGCGCGTCGAGCGCGATGGGCGCCGGGGCCGGTGCGGGTGCGACGGGCTCGGGCACTGGCATCGCCAGCGCGTTCTTCGGCAATGGCGGCCTCGGCGGCTGGGGGTACTGACATGCCGAACGAGCTCTACGCCACCGGCGCGCACATCGCCGACGCTTTCCTCGGCACGCCGGCCTCGCGCTCCGAGGTGGCCGGGCGCGTCGCGCAGACCGATTACCTGCTGACGAAGGCCATGGAGGCCCGTAAGCAGGCGATGGCGCGCGACCAGTTCCGCGAGACGCTGACGAAGGCAGGGGTGCCGGCCGAGCAGGCGAGCGTGTTGAGCACGGCATTCGCCGCCGGGTACAACCCCCAGCAGGCCAGCGGCTACCAACTGGATCAGCAGGAGCTCGGGTTCCGCGGCGACGCGGCGACGCGGGCGCAGGCTGGCGATTTCACCGGCGCGAATGCGGCGCTCATGGGCGTGGCGAACGGGCCTCAAGCCCTGGCCGACATTCAGGACGGCATGCTGCTCGCCAACCGCTTCGCCGAAGGCGGCGGCAGCGTCACTCCCACGCCGCTGGGCACCGCACGCATCGGGGCCGAAGAAGCGCTTGCAACCCAGCGCACGGCTTCGGCCGGCGCGCACGACGCGCGGGCGGCGCTCTCGAACCGGACCGATCCCAATCGGTCGCGCGGCTCGTCGAAGCTCGAGCTCGACCCGACCGTCGACTTCCCCGACCTGGCCAAAGCCTTCGGCGCCACGACGAGCAGCACGTACCGCGACAGCAAGCACAACCGTGCGGTCGGCGGGGTGCCGAATTCGCAGCACCTCCGCGGCACCGCCGGCGACTTCGTGCTCGCGCCAACGCGGAAGGATGCCTTCATCGCCGAGGCGCGCACGCGCGGCTACGAGGTCATCGACGAGGGCGACCACGTCCACGTCGAGCTTCCCCGCGGTGCCAAGGCGGCGCACAGCTTCGTGCCCGGTGAAATGGCCGTGCCGCGGGGCAAGGCGTTCGCCAACGTGCGTTCCGGGCTCGACACCGGATCGCTCGGGGCCGCATTCAAGGCCGACAACTCCGTCCTCACCGAAGCCAAGAATGCGATCGCGCGCGGTGCGCCGCGCGAAGCCGTCATCCAACGGCTGCGCGAGCGCGGTTACGCCAGCATCGTGGGGCAGTTGTGAGCGATGGCCTGTTCGACGACCTGATCCCGAATAAGCCGGCCGCTGCGAAGGCACCGGCAGGGGATGGCCTGTTCGACGACCTGGTGCCGGCCGATAGCCCGCACCCGAACTTCGGCAACGTGCACGGCGAGGCTCGCGGTGGCGACAAGCCGGGGTGGCAGATCGCCGCCGAAACGAAGCCGCTGTGGAGCGATCCGGACCTGCAATTCGATGGCTACACGCAGACCGCGCCCGGCAAGTTCGTACCCAAGCCGGTACCGGCCGACCAGCAGATGCCGCCGCACGCGCGGCCGTCGGCGATGCACCAGCTGGCGAGCGCGTTAGATCGGA